CCGCAATCCCAACCTAAACCCGGAACTTAAGCACCACGTTCGTGACCTATAGTCCACCTATGACGGTATCCGCGCAGATGACTCGGCCCCCGCTCCTCTCGGCCCCGACTGGAGCGGGGGCCGAGTCATACACGGCGCGGGCATGCGAGCATGAGGAGTGGCCGTGGCATGGTCATCGAGCGATCGCGCGTCGCGGCTCCCGCCTGACTGGGACGAGCGCCGTGCTTTCGTCCGCGCCCGCGCAGGCGGCAGGTGCGAAGCGCTCCTGCATGACGGGACGCGCTGCCCTGCAGCTGGTGCCGAGTGCGACCACGTCGAGCCTGGTGACGATCATCGAGCGACGAACTTGCAGTGGTTGTGCTCGTGGCATCACAAGCGAAAGACTCAGCGAGAAGCCGCGGCTGCATTAGCCGCAGAGCGGGCACGAAATGCCCCACGCAAGCGCAAGCATCCCGGCCTCATCGACTAGACCCCCACCGGGGACCCCCTCCCCACCCAACCAAAGCACCGTCAAGAGCTGTCGGTTTTTGTTTGTACGGGTCTGGGGAAATAGTAACCAGCGGAAACCGTTGCTGTTTCAAGGCAAACGCCGGGCGGCAGGGTGAGTGGGCGGGCGCTTTTAGAGGGGCGCGAGGGTGCCGGGCTGGTACATGTTGTCGGTTATGGTGATGTATCGCCCCCGGGAGTAGAACTCGATTTGCTGTCCGCGCCAGAAGCGTTTGAAGCCTCGCTGCGGGGCGGCGGTCCCCCAGATGTGCAGACCGCGCCCCGAGGGTGAGACCTCGACATAGGACCCCGCATAGTACGCGAGCAGCGTGCGCGCGGCCTCGTTGGGGATGCCATGCTCGTCCAGGCAGGCATCCAGGTCGATGCAGCCGATGCCATCTCCGAGGACGAAGCCGAGGGGTGCGCCGGTGGCGCTCGCGGCCTCGTACGTGTCCCATGTGGTGGGGTCGGTGACGGAGGCCCAGGCTCCGGTGCGTGCGCACATGGGGCGTTTGTTGATGTGGGTGACCCATCGGGGGCGGCTGGTGAGCTCGGCGGGCAGGCCACTCGCGTCGTCGGCGCGCCGGGCGCGGTGGTGAGCGACTCGGCATCGGGTCGAGCAGAATCGAGCGTCGGCCCTAGCCCAGGCTTTGAGCTGGTGGCCACAGTGTTCACACATTCTCACAAGTCTTATTGTAACGCTTAATTCATTGGAATTCCGGGGTTTGAGTGGGGGTGATCTGGGTGGCTGGTCGCGGTCCTGCGCCGAAGCCGCAAGGCTCGCGAGCTCGCCGGAACAAGGACCCGCAGATCCTCAAGATCATCACGGCCAAGCCGCTCGAGCAGCCGTCGCTGCCGGTCATCGAGCAAGTCGTGCTCGACGAAAACGGGAAGCCGCGCAAGAAGCGGTTCACCTGGCCGACGGTCACGCGGCGTTGGTGGAAGATGTGGGGAGAGTCCCCACTGTCCGCCGAGTACACCGAGACCGATTGGTCCTTCCTCCTCGACACCGCCTATCTGCATGCCCTGTATTGGAAGGGCGACTTCCGGGTAGCAGGCGAACTTCGTCTGCGCGTCGCGAAGTTCGGCGCGACCCCCGAGGACCGCGCTCGCCTGCGCATCCAGTTCGCGGTCGCCGACAACCTCGAAGACGACGCCGACACAGCCGACGGTGACGCGGCGCCCGTCTCCGCGCGAGCACGCAGACGGCAGAAGAAGCTGAGGGCGGTGTAACAGTGCAGTGGAAGCCGATCGACGAGGACGACAAGTTCCCGACGCTCGGGTATGACGTCGCGGACTGGATGACCGCCTATCTGTTGACTCCCGATAAGGATGGGGACGAACAGATCCCGTTCGTGCCCACGCAAGAGCAGCTCGACTTCCTAGTCGCGGTCTACGAGCTGGACCCCCAGACGGGTCGCCGGGTCAAGCAGCGTGCCGTCCTGTCGAGGCCTCGCGGCTGGGGCAAGAGCCCGTTTCTAGCGGCAATCTGCTGCGCCGAAGCGCTCGGCCCGGTCCTGTGCGACGGGTGGGACTCGGAAGGCCAGCCCGTCGGCGTGCCCTGGTCGACGCGCCGAACACCAATCGTCCAGGTAACGGCCACAACCGACGATCAAACGGCGAACACATGGGACCCCTTGTTGGAAATGCTGCGAGGGTCCCCCGCCGAGGATGAGTACGGCCTCGACCCCATGGATAGCTTCGTCGCACTGCGTCGCGGCCGCATCGAAAAACGCACGTCCTCAGCGACGTCCGTCAAGGGCGCGAAGGCCGTCATGGCCGTCATGGACCAGACAGAGACCTGGCTCCCGGGTAACGGCGGGCCGAAACTCGCAAAGACCCTGCGGTCGAACGCGGACAAGCTCGGAGGCTTGACGATCGAGACTCCGAACGCTTACACGATCGGGGAGCGCTCTGTCGCGGAAACGACGGCGCGGTTCTACGAGCTGATGAAGGCCGGGAAGGTCAAGAAGGAAGCCGCTCGCGGCCTCTACTACGACCACCGGCAGGCCCCACTTGACACCGACATCACGGACCGTGAGTCCCTCATCGAGGGCCTGCGGATCGCCTACGGCGACTCGGCCAAGGACCCGCGCGGCTGTGCGATCCATGATCCCGAGTGCGAGCCCGGCTGGGTGGACCTCGAACGCATCGCCGATAGCTTCTGGCATCCGGATAATGATCCGGCGGACATGTGCGCGGACTTCCTCAATCAGATCAACTCGGCGTCGGACGCCTGGCTGACGATGCCGGAGCTGCGAGCCATCGAAGACCACACGAAGCAGATCAGCTCCACCGAGCCGATCACGCTCGGCTTCGACGGGTCGGAAGGCCGGAAGATCGGCATCGCTGACGCAACCGTCCTGATTGGCTACTCGATCACGCAGAAGCACCTTTTCAAGGTGGGGATCTGGACCCAGCCGGACGGACCGGCAGGCGAGGGCTGGCAACCGCCGCGCCTGGAGATCGAGCAGACCGTGCGCGACGCTTTCGAGCGCTACAACGTCGTCGGCTTCTACGCCGACCCATCGGCAGGCTGGGCACAAGACGTCAAGACCTGGGAGGCCAAGTACTCGCGCCGCCTGCGGGCGAAGATCAGCGCTTCGGAGCCTATCCGCTACCCGCAGCGCAACGTCTCTCAGACGTGCGAGAACTTCGCTCAGCTGCTCTCAGCAATCCACCAGGGCCTCATCACCTACGACGGCGACCCGACCATGACCGCGCACTTCCTCAACGCGCGGAAGTCACCGCGCCAGGCAGGATACGTCCTGGTCAAGCCCGCCGACGATCAGGACTACTCCAAGATCGACGCCGCCTGGGGCGCGATGTTCGCCTACAAGGCCGGCCTCGACGCGGTCGGTAAGGGCGCGGCCAGGCCGACGGCGCGCCGCGCTCCGCGACGACTCTACTAACCACGCACTGGGGAAGGAGGCCCCACCTCATGACCAAGACCCCCGAGGAGTGGCTCTCCTTCCTCACCACACGCATGGACAAGGAGCGCCCGAGAACGGATCTGCTGCGCTCCTACACCAACGGGTCCTCTCCCCTGCCCGAGATGGGACCCAACCTGGCCAAGGCGTGGTTGAAGTTCCAGAGGCGTGCGCGCACCAACCCCGGCAAGCTCGTGGTCTCCGCGCTCGCGGACCGTCTCATCCCCAACGGGGTGACGGTCGGCGCCAGCGAGGACAGCCCGGCCGCGCAGGCCGCCGCCCGCATCTGGCGGGACAACCGCCTGAAAGTTGTCTTCGCCGACGCGATCTGGGACGCCGCGACCCTGGGGCGCGGCTACATCCTGGTCACCCAGGACGAGGACGGCCGCGCATGCGTCACCTACGAACGCCCCGAACACATGTACGTTGAGCCTGACCCGGTCCGCCCCTGGCGCGCGCTCGCGGCCGTCAAGGTCTGGCGCGACCCCGTCGCTGGCGTCGACCACCTCGTGATGTGGGTGCCAGGCATGCGACTGGCCTACACCCGATCGGCCTACGACAAGTCGAAGCAGCTGATCTCTCGCATCGCGGGGGACTGGTGTCTCGACCCCAATGGAGTCCAATCCTTCGAGGGCGCACCTCCAGTCGTGGTGCTCGAAAACCGGTTCGGCATGGGAGAGTTCGAGCACGTCCTCGATCTCATCGACCGCATCAACTGGCAAACCCTCCAACGGCTCGTCATCATTTCGATGCAGGCCTTCCGACAGCGAGCACTGAAGTCTGCTGAAGGGTCGGCGGGACTGCCGTCCGAGGACGAGTCCGGGAACGCGATTGACTACCAGGCGATCTTCGAGCCCTCGCCTGCGGCTCTGTGGGAGCTGCCCCCCGGCGTGGAAATCTGGGAGTCCTCCCAGACCCAAATCACCGAAATTCTCAACGCGACGAAAGACGACTGGCGCGAACTCGCCGCCGAAACGTCCACGCCCCTGTCGATCATGCTGCCCGACTCGGCGAACCAAAGCGCAGCGGGTGCTGAGCAACCCCAGAAGGCGCTCCTCTCCAAGGCAGGCGACAGGATCGAGCGCTTCAAGCCCGCGCTCGCCTACCTCATCGTCAAGGCCCTCTCGGTCGAGGGAATCGACCTTGACGAGGCCGAAACCGTCGAGGTGCTGTTCGTGCCGCCTCATGCAGTCTCTCTCACGGAGAAGTACGCCGCCGCTGTGCAGGCGCGCAACGCCGGCGAAGCGTTGGAGACGATTCAGCGGAATATCCTCGGCTACTCGCCGGAGCAGATCGCGCAGGACAAGCAACGCCGAGCTGAAGAGCAGATAGCTCTTGCTTTCGCTCTGCAGGACCAACCTAAACCAGTAGCCGTGCCGGAGAGCACAGAAGCCTAGACAGGTGATGTGGAGGAGGTAGTAGCGTGACTGACCTGGACTCGCTCAACCGCCTCACTGAGGCGTATGACAGCCAGGTCCACGCAATCCGACAACAGATCACGGCCTTCGGGCAGGCCTACTGGGACTCACTCCCGCACTACAGGGCCAGCGCCGTCGAGGACATGATCGAGGCAATCACCCCCAGAGTGATCGCCGGTCAGCTGCGCATCGCTGACCTGACCCGCGCCTACCTCGCCCGCTGCGCGGTCGAGCTCGGCTGGAAGGTCGTCCTCCCGCCCATCGACCAGGACGAGATACGCGGCGCTCGCGGCGTAGACCCGCGCGTCGTCTACCGTCGCCCAGCCGTCGACGTATACACCGCGCTCGCGGCGGGGAAACCTCTGCCGCAGGCTGCGGCTGAGGGGCGGCTGCGGCTGACGCAGCTGATCGGCGGGGACATGCAGCTGGCGAAGACACATGCGTCCCGCCAGTCAATGCGGGCGTATCCGGAGGCGGGGCAGTTCTACCGGCGTGTCCTCACAGGGCGAGAGAACTGCGCCTTGTGCGTCGTCGCCTCGACTCAGCGGTATCACCGGGGCGATCTGATGCCGATTCATCCGGGGTGCGACTGTGGGGTCCAGCCGCTGCCGCCAGGGCTCGCGGCGAGCCAGGTCATCGATGAGGATCTGCTCGAGCAGGTCCACCAGATCACGGAAGACCGCCTCGGCGCGTCGGATCGGGGTGGCCGCACGCCGGACTACCGAAAGCTCCTGACGGTCAGCGAGCACGGCGAGTATGGGCCAACGCTTTCGTGGGCACAGCCCAAGGCCAAGCCCAAAACCAAGGCGGGGGAGTCTGAGCCGCCTAAGCCACCCAAGCCCCCGAAGAAGACCACAGCACAACCGCCGTCCACCTCCGATCGTTTAAAGCGCCTGATGAGCGTTCCTGCCGAAAAATGGCATAAGACGCTTCAGTACGAGGGTGGGGACGTGACAGGGATTCCCGGAGAATTCCTGTATCCGGGGCATGGGGACGGGCGGGTGTTCATACCGGCAGCTTCGGTCAGAGAAGCGCCCAGTGAGCATGAGGTGCTCACGGCGCTGCGCCTCGCGGAAGAGGGAACGGACGTGCTGTTCCGCATAGATTCGCGCGAAGAAGGCGTGAAGAACCCAGACGCGGAAATGAATCAGCAGGTCTGGGAGTTCAAAGCACCCACAGGGCAAGGCAAGAACACCGTCGATTCGCAGATGAAGCGAGCGGGGAAACAGACTGAACGCCTGGTCCTCGATCTACGCCGTAGCAAACTCGACGATAAGGAATCGATCCAGGATGTCCGGCAAAGTATGCAGGGCCGTCATCTTACCCAAGTGATTGTCATAGATCACGCAGGAAATATTGTCCACATTCCGTGAGTGTGCTACCCTAGCGGTGAGGACAAAAGGCAGCCCCTTCGGGCAGCTGGATGTCCTCACTTCATATAGCTCAAATTCACCGGCCATGGGCGCAATGCCCGGGCCGGTTTTTGATACCCCAACCAGTAGCCCCCAGCCGTAACGGCGTGGGGGCTTTCGTGTACCCGGAATGGGAGGAATCACCATGAAGAACCACCTGAAGCACCACCCCTACCTTCGCTTCGCCGACGCCACGTCCGCAGAAACGGGAGGGGACGCCGTGCCCACGCCGGACGCTCCTAGTACTGGCGCCGACAACGAGGCAGCCCAGAAGGTTGACTGGGAGGCTGAGGCGCGGAAGTGGAAGGAATTGTCCCGCAAGAATGAGGCTCGGATGAAGGAGAACGCCGAAAAGGCGCGCCTCTATGACGAGGCTCAGGAGCAAGGCAAGTCCGAGCTGCAGAAGGCTCTCGATAAGGCTGCGCAGGCTGAGGCTCGCGTGAAGGCCCTCGAAGTCCAGGCAGCGCGCGCTCAGGTAGCCGCGGCGAAGGGCGTGGACATGGACCTGCTGTCCGGCTCGACGATGGAGGAGCTGGAAGCGTCGGCGGATCGTCTGCTGGCGTGGCGCGGCGCGCAGATCCCGAAGGGCGCGCCCTCGTCCGACGCGGGCCACCGAGGTGAAGAGATCAGATCGAGCAAGCAGCTCACACGCGAGGACCTCAAGACCATGAGTGCCGAGCAGATCAATCAGGCCCGCCGAGCGGGCCAACTCAACGACGTGATGGGTATCGCCTGACGGCGAGCCCGAGAAAGGAGCCGCAACAGTGGCTAACACGAACTTTATTCCAGAAATTTGGGCGGCGTCCGTCCTAGAGAACTTCCACAACCAGGCTGTCCTGACCGGCCTGACGAACCGCGAGTACGAGGGAGAGCTGTCCTCTGGGTCGAAGATTCACATCCCCGGCATCGTGGAAGTGAAGGTAAAGGACTATAAGACCGGTGTTCTCCCCGCTGCTTCCGGTAGTGGCAAGCAGCCGCGCACGACCGCGCCCGACACCATTGCTGACACCGGCATCGAGATGGTCATCGACCAGGAAAAAAGCTTTGATTTCCTTGTCGATGACATCGACCGCGCCCAGTCGGGCCGGTCCTTCGACGAGTACACCAAGTCTGCTGCTCTTGGCCTCGTCGAGGACGCGGAGACGTTCCTCACGACTCTGCTGTCCACGCAGGGGACGGCGGTGACGGGACTGACCAGTCCGACTAACTGGGTGACGGCCTACGACATCGTCCGTGCGCTGCGAAAGAAGCTGACAACAGAAAAGACACCGCACACCGATCGCGTGCTGCTCGTGAACGCAGAGTTCGAGAGCTGCCTGCTCGCCGACGGCTCGAAGGTCACTGCCTTCGATAAGTCGAATACGACTGAGGGCCTGCGTGAGGCGATCATTGGTCGCCTCCTGGGTTTCGATGTGGTGGTGTCATCTTGGATGGACGATTCCAAGCCGATAGCCGTTGCATTCCACAAGCCGTCTGTGGCCTACGTATCTCAGATTACAGAGACTGAGAGCATGCGCTCCGTGAACTCGTTCGCGGACCGCGTGCGAGGCCTCCATGTGTACGGCGGTAAGGTCTTGCGCTCGAAGGCCGTCCAGGTCTTTAAGGGGGCCTGATGCTCGTCCGTGGAAGCAACGGCCTTGAGGTCGACGTCGAGGAGCAGGTCGCGACCGCGATGATCACCGCCGGCATCGTCGAGGCAGTCACCGGCCCCGGTGCCGAACCCGCCCCAGACGAGACCCCCGAGGCCGACGAGGGCGACACTGCTGAGGAGACTTCGAAGAAGTCCAAGAAGTAGGGGGGGGACGATGTCTGTTCCGCTGGTAACTGTCGAGGACATTGAGGCCGCTCTCGGCCGTCCCCTCACAGACTCGGAGTCGGCGCGGGCAGTGTTCATCGCTGACAAGCTCGCCGAGGCCTTCAAGGCGCGCGCACGCCAGACTTTCACCGTCGAGCAGTACACGCACCGCCTGAAGGTCGACGCGGGCGGACGAGTCGTCCCCACGCGGGCACCGCTCGTCTCCGTCAAGGCTGTCACGACAGACGACGGGCAGGCGATCCCCTACAACGTCAGGCACGGCTTCATCCAAGTCGGCGCCCCCGCGAACGAGTTCGTCGTCGCCACCTACACGGCAGGCCTTACCGAGGTCCCCGCAGCGGTACGCCTCCAACTCGCGGACAGCGTGCGACGTATCCTCCTCATCCCCGACGCCGCCTCCCAAGGCGCAACCCAATCCACGGACACGACGGGGCCGTTCACGCAGTCACGCCAGTACGCCACATGGGCGGTCGGTGGTCAGGCTCTCCTCTCCCCCGACGACCAGGCGCTCGCGGACGCTTACCGTCCGCGCCGCGCCGGGCACGTATGGGTGATGGGGGGCGCCTGACGTGATGGAGGAATGGAAAACCCCCGTCCAGGTCGAGGGGCACGTCCGCCGTGACGGGGACGGCTACCTCGTCGAGGAAACCGCGGCGCGCCTCATCGACGGGTGCCTGATCGCGCCCGGGCGGTTCACGGTGCCGGGGCTGCTCGATCAGGCAGCCTCCGAACGCTCCGACGAGACAGCGACGCTCTACCTGCCTCGGGGAGAGACGCTGCACGTCGGAGACGTCGTCCGCGTCCCGGCTGAGCATCCGCTCGGCGGGACATGGGCGGTGGAGGAGCCATCCTCGCCGTGGCCGCGAGGTACGGCTGTCGTGATCTCACGGAGGTGACAAGTGGCAGTCAAGATGGTTCGCAACAATCTGTCGATTGAGGCGCTCCTACAGTCCGAGGCCATCGGTCGCGCGATGGTCAGCGAAGCCGAAGCAGTACGCGCCGCCGCAGCGGCGGCGGCCCCGAAACGGGACCGCGTACTCGCGGAGGCCTACAAGGTCGAGGCCGTGATAGCGGAAGTGCCGACGCGCCGAAACGGCACGTCTCGCAGGGCAGCCGGCCGCGTCATCAACGACGCGCCACACGCTGTGCCCGTCGAGTTCGGGCACTTCACGAAGAACGGGCGCCGGGTCCCGGCCCAGCGCACGCTGGGCCTGCTCGCAGGCTCACGGCGCGCGAGAAAGGGCCGCGCATGACGTACACGGATCCCGTCCAAGTACTCCGGGACGCGATCAGCCGGGCGACAGGGGTCAAGACGGTGCGAGTACTCCAGGAGGGAAGCCTCCCGGACACCTGGCCGCTGCCGCTCGTCCACGTTTACGCCATACAGAGCCAGGACCTCGATTACGAGCGGATCTCGTCGATTGCGATCGACGTGTACGCCAAGACCCCCACGGGTCCCGGCGGCGTCGGCGCGGAGGCGCTCGCGGACCAGGTCGCGGACACTCTGGCGGCGCGTCCAGTAGTAGGCGCGTCCGGATGGGTTGACACGGTCGACGTGTCATCGCGGCTGGGCGTTCGCGCTGCTTATGGCGCTGTTGAGGTGGTGGGCCTCAGCGTTGACGCCACTCACAGGCCCACCGACTAACCAATCTGATCTGGAAAGGGAAACGATATGGCCGATACAACGACCATTGAAGCGTTAAAGAGGAAGCACAACAAGTCAAAGAACGTGAGGAAGGCTCTCAACGTTCTGGCGTTTGTCGCACCGCTGACGGCCGCTGTCCCGGAGGCGCTGACAGGCGCAAGCGGCGCGATGAAGGAGCTCTCTGCGGACTGGACGCCGCTGGGGATCTTCACGACGGACGGCGGCGAAATCACGCCCGATGTCACGGTCGATGACGTGGACGGGCTTGGCTACGCCGAGCCCGTCCGTTCGGATCTGACCAAGGCGACAAAGACGATCAAACTAAACATTTTTGAGCTTTTCCGCAAGGAGATGCTCAGCCTGACGCACGGCGTCGATCTGTCGCAGGTCAAGGCAAACGCGACCACGGGAGAGGTGGTCTTCGATGACCCGCTGCTCCCCGCTATCCCGGAGAAGCGCCTCCTGATCGTCGCGGCCGACGGCCCGGCCGACGAGGAGTGGCTGATGGGCTGGTGCTTTACTCGCGCCAAGCTCATCTCAATGCCAACGACGTCGCTCACGGCCACGGATCCGATCAAGGGCGACCTTGAGTTCAAGGCGTTCGCAGACGAGACCGCAGGCACGGCCTGCCGTAACTACTACGGCGGGTCGGCGATGCTCAAGTACCGGGACATCACGGGCTTTAGCGCCGCATGAACTGCGGGCGCGGCCGGGGGCTGTTCTCCACCCCAGCCGCGCCCGCCAACCTTCAGCGGAGAACGCAGACACGAGAAAGGAATAGGCATGAAGACCTTCCAGAAGGAAATCACAACGGCCGACGGGGAAAAGCTCATGCTCGAGCGCACCACGGATGATGCGGCAGACGCAGTGACCCTGCTCGCCCAGGGCTGGACAGAAAAGGAGCAGCCGACGCTGCCCACTCCGCCCGCCAGCACCCAGACCCGTCGCGACTGACCACACACAACCAAAGGAGAACACCAATGGCAGACAAGATCACCCCCACCCTGACGCTCTCGGCCCTCAACAACCTCGATGGCGCAGCAGCACCCACCCCATTCACCTTCGGGATCAACAACCATATCGTGACCTTCCCGGACCCCCTGGGCCTGAGCCCCGAGGCCGGCGAAGACCTCCTTCTCGACCTGGGCGGTGGAAAGCGCGCCACCGAGGTCATCGCCAAGTGGCTATCGGAGGAAGATGCCGCATTCGTGACCAAGCATCTGACTCTGCGTCAGATGCTGCTCCTCCTGCGGCAGGCATCCACCCACTATGAGGCGTCGCTCGGCTCCCTGGGGGAAGGGCGCGCCTCTACGACCGCCTGACACGGTACGAGAGGCAGATCGTCGCGGACCTCGCGGAACAGGGCTGGGACACCTACGCCCTGTTCCGCGCCCGCCGATACCGATTCCTCCTGACTCTGATCGACGAGCTGCCCTCGACGAGCCGAACCGTCGCGGCGATGCTAAATGACCCGGAGATCGCAATCGAGACGGCAATGGCGCTCGTCGAAGCCGAGGATGACGACGATACCGAGGCGCAGCTCCGGACCCAGACCCCCGAGGTGCGGGTCATGCAGGACATCTTCGACCTGCTGGTCTCGGCGTTCGGAGGAAAAGAAACCTACCCACGGCCCGAGAGCCTCACCGCGATCGCGCTCGAGGACGCGCGCACGAGCGTCCGAGACCGCAGCGCCCACCAGGCGCTCGCGGCTCTTATGCCGGGATGGAGTCCGCAAGAAACCTGAATATCAACCTGTAGGAGGTCTGCGTGGCTGGCGTGTATCAGGCAGGCACTGTCTATGTCGATGTTGTCCCGTCGATGCGGGGCTTTTTCAAGAGCATCGAGAATGCGACGGCCGCGCAGCTCCCGCAGGTGGCTGGTGACGCGGGAAAGAAATACGCGGAGAAATTCAAGGAGCAGGTTTCCGCGTCGGGCAAGGATCTCGTTAACGCGATCGCCGATCCTCTGGGCAAGTCCACGGCGCGCCTTCGTCAGGAGGCCGCCCAGATGGGGTCGGAGCTGCAGGAGGCGCACGCACAGGTCGCTAAGTCAGCGTCGGCGCTCGCGAAGGCGCGCGGTGAGGAAGAGAGCGCAGCGACTGCGGTGGAGCGCGCTGAGCGCGCGCTCGCGGCCGCGCGTTCTAGCTCATCTGCTGACTCGGCGGCTGTTGCTCGTGCGGAGTCGGCGCTGGCCTCGGCGCGAGAGGCGTCGGCGGCCGCGAACCGGAAGGCCGACCAGGCCTCGGCTAATCACGCGGACGCGCTGAAGAAGGAGAAGGTTGCGTCCGACAGCGCGCGGGTTGCGACCGAGGCCCTGGAACAGCGGGTCGCGAAGGCCCCCACCGGGTGGGAGCGTTTCACGACGTCGCTGAAAAGCTGGGTCCGCGAGGCTGACAACGTCGAGCGTGAGGCCCGCGACGTGGATTCCTCGCTCGTCCGCGTCGGCTCAGGCGTCTCATCGCTCGGCGGTCTCGTCGCGTCCGCGCTCGGCCCTCTCGCGCTGCTGGGCGCGGCTGTCGGCATCGGCGGGTTCGCATCCGAAGCGATCGCCGCATCCGACGCCACGAACAAGTTTGCGGATACTCTGCGGTTCGCGGGCGTCGACGATTCCAAGATCAAGGAGCTGGGGGCCTCCGCTCAGGAGTACGCCGACAGGACGGTGTACGACCTCGCGGACATCCAGGGCATCACGAGCCAGCTCGCGGCCAACGGCGTTGACGACTTCGACCGTCTTGCCGAGGCAGCCGGAAACCTCAACGCGGTCTCCGGAGGCACGAAAGACACCTACAAGAGTCTCGGACTGGCTATCGTCCAGGTCAACGGCGCTGGACGGCTCCAGACCCAGGACTGGAATCAAATTGCCAACGCCATTCCGGGCGCGTCCGGCAAGATTCAGAAGGCGCTGTCCGACATGGGGGCGTACACGGGGAATTTCCGTGAGGCCATGGCGGAAGGCCAAATCTCTGCGAAAGAGTTCAACCAGGCGCTTCTGCAGCTCGGTTTTGATGACGTCGCGGTCGCGGCGGCGTCGGATGTGTCACGCATTGAGAATGCGGCCGGGAACTTGCAGGCGACGATTGTCGGTGGGTTCAAGGACATGATCGACGCGGCGAAGCCGCAGCTGACAGCGTTCATGAGCTGGATGTCGGACACGCTCGGCGCCGGATTCGAGTGGATCAAAAGCGTGGGAGTTCCCTCGATTCAGGGGCTCTGGGATGTGCTCGCCAATGGGAACTTCTCCGGTCCGATCTTCGGCCTCGAGGAGGACAGCGGCCTCGTCGACTTCCTGTTCAGCCTTCGTGATGCGGGCATGGCCGCCTGGGAGATGCTCAGGTCCGGGTGGGACGCGGCAACGAACCTCGCGGCTGCGTTTGCGCCGCTCGCCCAGAGCGTGTGGGACGTGATCAGTGCGTTCGGCGGGGATGGGCCGTCGATGATTCAGCGAACCGCTGAGGCGCTCAAGAGTGTTTTCGACTGGGTCGGGAAAAACACCGACGTAGTTGCTCCGCTTGTGACTGCGGTCGTCGCTGGCACGGCGGCGTTCAAGGGCATGAGTGCGGCCATGGGCGCCGTGAACGCCGTGAAGGCGGCAGGCGGGCTGCTGCAGTTCGTCAAGGCCACGAACTTGGCGAAGGCCGCGCAGGTCGCGTTCAACTTCGTGATGAACTTGAACCCCATCGGCGCGATCGTCACGGCGATCGCCGCGCTCGTCGCGGGCCTCGTTTACTTCTTCACGCAGACGGAGACAGGCCGGAAGGCCTGGGCCGCGATCACGGAGGCGTTCTACAGCTTTGTCGACTGGATCAGCTCGGCGTGGTCGTCTGCGATGGAGTCGATCTCCTCGTGGTGGACGGGCACCTGGGACGGAGTCTCGGGCTTCTTCTCGACTTACGTTGTGCAACCCATGCAGACGGCATGGGAGGCGATCACGGCAGTCTGGGACGGCATCGTGACGGTGTTCAAGACCGCGTTCGCGATCATCGTCGGCGTCGTCCTGACGCCGATCAAGCTCTACATACAGGCATGGGTAGCGGTCTTCACCTGGGCGTATGACACCGTCATCAAGCCCGTGTGGGATGCGATCTGCCAGGCGTTCACGTCGGCGTATGAAAGCGTTATCAAGCCAGTGTTCGAGCAGATTGCTAGCACGTGGCAGTGGATCGCGGGGATCGCCACCGAGGTTTTCACGGGGATCGTGTCGTTCCTGCAGGGCGTGTGGGATGCGATCTCCACAGGGGTGACGGCCGCGTGGAATCTCATCGTCGCGGGCGTCACCTGGTACATCAACACCGTGTGGAACATCGTCAGCACAGTCTTCACGACAGTCGCGGGTGTCGTTTCCACCGTCTGGAACGGGATCGCCGCGACGATCTCGGGAGTGTGGGAGTCCATCAAGACGGCCGCGAAGGCGGCGGTCGACTGGGTTTATAACAGCGTTACCGGAGTGTTCACGTCGATGTCGTCGAGTGTGTCGTCGACATTCGACGGCATGAAGACTGCGATAGAGACGGTCTGGAACAAGGTCAAGGGCGTGGCGGCAAAGCCGGTGAATTTCATCATTGACACCGTTTACACCAACGGTTTGAAGTCGATGGTGGAGACGGTCGCCTCGAAGATCGGATTGTCACTCACTCTCCCGACGGTCCCCCGGATTGCCGAGTACGCCGGTGGTGGCATCGTCCCGGGCTACAGCCCGGGACACGATACGATCCCGGCGATGCTCTCCCCGGGCGAGGCGATCCTCGTCCCCGAGCTCGTGCGACAGATCGGGCCGAGCAGGATCATTGCTGCGAATTATGCCGCGTCGAAGCGCCGACCCGGCGGCACGCCCGGCAAGGCCCCTGCGGGCTTCTCAGGCGGGGGCATCGCCCACTTCGCCGGCGGCGGCATCGCAGGTTGGTTCGCCGACGCAGCACTCGGCGTCGCAGAGTTCTTCCGCGACCCGCTCGGCTCCGTCGCGCAGCTCATCGCCGAGCCCGTGCGAGGACTCATGAAGGGCATCGCCCCCGGAGTCATCGGCGAGCTCGGCGCAGGCGGCGTCGAATCCCTCCTCGCAGGAGTCGGGTCATTCTTCAAGAAGAAGGCCGAGGAGTCGTCCTCAGCCGGACTTGTGGGCGCCGCGATGCAGGCCGTGCAGATGCAGGTCCCCTACGTGTGGGGCGGCTCAGCCATCCCGCCAGGCCTGGACTGCTCGGGCCTGGTGTATTGGGCTGCCCAGCAGCTCGGCCTCGGCTGGCCGCGCCTCACCGCCGCGGGATACCAGGCAGGGTCCACGCCAATCCCATGGTCTCAGGCAGCCCCCGGTGACCTCCTCTTCTGGGGGAACCCAGCCCACCACGTTGCGATCAACGCCGGTGGAGGCCAGATGGTCGAGGAGCCAAAGCCTGGACTGAACGCTCGCAAGATCGGGATCTGGGGGTCCCCGACGGTGGGCCGCTACGGAGGGGCTCGCAAGTACGACCGGGGCGGTTGGCTCCCCTCGGGAGTCACGGCGGCTGTCAACCAAACCGGCCAGCGTGAAGCGATCCTCACCGCGAGGCAGTGGGCCGACGTCAGTGCGCTCGCGGCCAGTGGAGCAAATGCGGTGCCGTCATTCGATGGTGCGCAGGTCAACCTTGTGTTGGACGACGGGCATGCGTTCCGTGCGCATGTGGAGTCGATCAGCACCGGCGTCCTGGTTCGTCGTAAGCAACTCGCTGGAAGGAGCAGGTAGTGGCTCGTGAGAATCTTTGCCGCAATCCGTCGTTCGCGTATCTACTGCGGGAATGGGCGAAGATCGCTCCGGCCACGGTGAGGATCGGCTCGGATACTGACTCGTGGGGCGGGCACGCTCGCCAGTCTCCGCAGTACTTGGCCATTGACGTGCCGCCCGGCGTGCAGGGGCCGATTGCGTCGCCGACGGCAGTCACTGTCACCGGAGGGCAGACGGTCGCGATCTCGGCGCTTGTGCGCACGAGCCCTGGCCTGGCGGTGGCTGTCTCCCCGGAGTGGACCGAGGGCGGCCGCAGCGTCACGGAGAAGGCTCCGGCGCTGCTGGTTGCCAGCACGGATGGGGATAGGCCCGTCTGGGCGTTCACGGCTCCATCTGGGGCGACGGTCGTGCGGCTTCGGTTCGAGGCTCGCACGACCTCGGCGGCCGAGCGTGGCACCCTGCCGGGCTGGGTGCACATTGATGACGTCCTCATCGTCACGGCTCCCACCCCAGGCGAGGCGCTCGAGGCAGCAGCGGGGGAGTTCTTCGACGGAGACACCCCGCCGAGCCGTATCGGCTATTCCGCGAGGGCGCTCACGCACCAGTGGACCGGGGTACGTGGCGTTTCGACGTCGCGTGAGGTCGAGGCAGATGTCGATATGTCATCGATGCCTGTCGCGATTGTGGGGGGCGGGCAGGCTCCCCGGGTCCAGGTCGTGATTCCTCCGGCGCTTGTCCCCGCTGGGGCGGCCTGCTATGTCGAGGGTGTCACGGACATGGGCTTCACGTGGACTCCTCGTGGTGGGGTGTGGGAGAGCAAGGGCTTGCAGCGCATTATTGGTGACCCGCTCGCTCCGATCAATACGGCGATCAGGTACAGGCTGACGACGTCGAGGGGCGTCGTGGTCGAGTCGGAGCCGGTGGTCCGCTCATGGGGCGGCCTGTCGCTGATGACTGACACAGCGGGCACGAAGCCTGTGAACCTCCTGTGGCAGGGCACCGACCAGCGTGAACTGAAACCTCGGGTGACGGAGCATGAGGTGCCGGGCCGGGCGACGCCATTGGTGGTGTATGCGCCCACGATGGGGCGTGGGACGGTGTCTCTCACGGCTCGCACGAACCTGCAGGACACGGTGGCTATGAAGACGCTTCTGGCGTCTCCGACGCCGGTGGCGCTTTTTCACAACCCGCGTCACTGCGTGCAGTGCAAGCGTGGGGTGTGCGACGTCGATCCTGTGACGCTCATGTCGGTGACATCGGCATCGATGGAGCGTGCGCCGCGTCTCGACGTCGCCGAGCGTATCTGGCAGCTGAAGGGCACGCTCGTGGAGCTGCCTCAGCCGAACACTCCGTTGACAATGTCGACGTGGAACGACTTCGATAAGCGACGGCTGACGTGGAGCAGCTTGGATGTTCGTCGGTGGCCGTGGGATAAGTTCGATAGAACCGTGTGGCAGGAGGACGCATGAGCATGCCGACCGACGTCGAGCAGCTCCCGAAGGATCTGCTGACCTCGGGCTACTCGGTGTCTGCCACCGTGGAGTCGTGGCTGGGGTCGAAGTACCTGGGGGAGGTCCCTGTCGAGGATGGGTCAGTGTCGTGGGACGCTGGCCAGCAGGTGCAGGGCACCTTGTCCCTGACGGTGCCCCGTGTGGGCGCTGTGCAGGGGCAGGACTGGCGCGACTGGGACCCCGTAGACCCAGACCACCCGCTCGGCTGCTACGGGCAGGTGCTTCACGTGACCATGACGGTCGGCTCACTCGTCGGCGCGGGCTGGTGGACGATCCCGATGGGGCGGTTCCTTATCACCTCGGTGGAGCCGGGACCGTCCACGGTGCGTGTGACGGGCAAGAGCCTGATGCAGCGCCTCGAGGAAGACAGGCTGACGGAGCCGATGGCGCCGGACCCGGCGGGCACGCTCGCGTCAGAGCTGCGACGCCTGGTCGGCGCGCGTATCGGCGTGATCATTGATCCGGCGCTCGGGGACAGGCCCTGCCCGTCGATGTCCTGGGGTGAGAGCCGCATCGATGCGGTCTACGAGATCGCGAAAGCCTGGCCTGCGACAGTGCGCGAGGGTGGCGACGGCATCATGTACCTGTCGCCACCGACTTCGCCGCCCACCTCGCGGCCGGCGCTGCGCCTCTCGGATGGGGAGGACGGCACGGTCGTCGGTGTGGCGGCCTCGGTGAGCCGGGACAAGGTCTACAACCGCGTGGTCGCCCGGGGGCAGCAGACCTCTGACGAGGGCGCGCCCTCGTTCCAGGCGATCGCCGATCAGCTGACGGGGCCGATGCGGGTCGGTGGTCCCTACGGTACCGTGCCACGGTTTTTCTCTTCCCTGTTGATTACGAGCTACGAGCAGGCCAAGCGCACAGCCGAGGCCATGCTCGCAGACTCGGTCAGGAAGAAGATCAAAGTTCCCGTCCAGCACGCCCCGGACCCGCGCATCCGCCTTGACGCGCACGTCGAGATCGCGACGCGGCCCGTCGACGAAGCATCCACGAAGACGATGTGGGGCGCCGTTTCCGCATACGAGGTGCCCCTCACCTACAGGGGTACACAGAAGACTGATGTGGAGGTGAGCGTGTGAGCATCCCAGTGATGGACCTGATTTCGACGGTGCCTGAGGAGCTTCCTCCCCGCTATGGGTCGGATAGGTCGCCGACGGCGATCGCGCGCGTGGTCAGCCTCATCGAGGGCGGCCGCGCGCTCACCGTCAGCCTGTATGGTGGGCCGCCGATCCAGATTTCAGCGACCGCAGTTGATTGGACCGGCGTCGACACCGCACATGTGCTGCTCGACCCCGACACGGGACGAGCATTGCACGCGCTCGGTCCTGCGCCCAAACCAGAGAGTCCTCTCCCCAAGTGGGAAGAGCGGACCGCGCCGACACAGCCCGTGAGTGAAGCCGTGCTGATCCCGCAGTGGGCGGGCACCTGGGATGGAACCTCGTGGATCCGGCATGGTGGCGGCGGAGCATGGCAGGGTACGTCCGGTGGGCGTCGCCTCACGGGCCTTGCCATGTACGGCCGTCAAGCCGAGGCCCTCGGACGCATCACGATCACGGCCGCCACGCTGACGCTCCGCCCTCACCCGGCGTCAGCCGCATGGTCAGCACAGATCGCGGCCGCCACCTACTCGGACGCAGGCCCCGTCACGGCGGGAGCGACGATTAGCTCCCCCGTCCAGGTGGGCGCCACAGTCCTGACCGTCGACATCACGCGCATCGCCGCCCAGCTCCTGACCCCGGGAACTGGCCTCGCCCTCGTCGGACAAACATACGGCGGCGTACAGGCCACCGGAGACAGTCTCTCGATCCGCATTACCTACACCACTCGATAGGACAACGCATGAGCTACACCGACCAGCGGGGGCACCGCGTCCCCTCACCCACAGACCCCGCACAGCGCCAGGATCTCCTGGACCTGTCTTTGTCCATCCCGTCCTACAAGGCATGCGCCTCCGAAACTGCGGCAGCGCAGTACGTCTCCGCGCTCGCGGCTGCGGGGCTTGTCGCTTCCCCCTCACAACCCGTCTACGTGTGGCGTACGGACCTCGATGCCGTACGAGTATGGGACGGCAGACGGTGGGCTGGTGACTCCACGATGCAAATGGAACTGTCTGCGGTGGGTGATGTGCCAGTCGGCGTGGGTCTAGGTGCAGGCACGCGCCACGGCATGATCAAAGCAGGCAAGGTGGCGACGTCGGGAACCGAGGTCCTGTTCGGGTCGCTCTATCTTGATCTCGTTAAGTTTACGACGCCGTTCCCCAATGATTGCGTCGCGGTCACGCTCACCCCACTGTACGGAGTGGGCGCCGCGCAATGGAATTTCAAAGAGGGTAAGCAATTCTGCCTGGACACAATGAACAAACATGGCTTTCGCGCAATGCTGCCGGGAGTCACCTCGCCCGGCAGGCACGCCTACTCGTGGGTGGCCATCGGATACTGACCACGAACAACTGAACTCACCCCTCGGACAAGCCCGTCCGGGGGTTTCCCATACCCAATTGAGGAGAAACAAATGGAACCGACCATCGAGCAGCTCATGGCGTCGATGACGCCCGCGACGGATACGCCGCCCGACATAGTCGAGCCTATCTACATTCCCTACGAGCAGACGGAGGCCGCGCGATGAGCATGACAGCATCGAAGGCGCTCGCCTGGGCAGCAAGCCAGATCGGATACTCGCGTTGGAATGACCCCCTGCCGGGTTCAGTGTATGGCCGCTGGTACGCCGAGCGTCATGGCGCATACTACGGCGAGAGCGACGTCCCCTTCTGCGCCATGTTCGCATCGTGGTGCCTCACCGACGACGACGGCAACTCGGTGATCCCAGGCGGCGATTTCGCGTACGTGCCCTACGGCATTTCTTCCGCGCGGGCAGCTGGGCAGCTCGTCGACCCGTCGAACGCAGCCCCGGGAGACCTGATCTGTTTCGACTGGGACGGGGACGGCGAGGCCGACCACGTCGGCCTGGTCGAAGCGAACTACGGGTGGTGGGTGCAGACCATCGAGGGCAACACCAGCTCGGGAGCTGCAGGCTCCCAGTCCAACGGCGGTGGAGTCTACCGCAGGTCCCGCGGATGGGACGCGGTGTGCGCAGTCATCCGCCCCTACTACTCCGACGCAGCCACTGGCTCATCCGGCGGCTACACGGACATCACGGGAATCCAGCGCGCCGTTGGCGCGGACCCGGACAACATCCTCGGCCCCGACACCACGCGCCGCGTGTACGCGGTCGTGGCGGCGAGCTCGTGGGGCGGCCGCCAGTTCCCCTTCGGCGTCGAGTACGTGCAAAGTGTCGTCGGCACGGAGGTGGACGGCATCTGGGGCGACGCATCCGACGAAGCGCACGACCGCGTCGTCGGCAACCTCCAGCGCGCCGTCGGCGTGGATGACGATGAGATCTACGGCCCCATCACCAATCAGGCAATCAACTCTGCGCTCGCGGGCGCGGAGAAGGGGGAATGACGATGAACGATCTTCTGCTCGGACTTCACCAGGATCCGTTTCTGACGACGGTCGTCGTCGGTCTGGTCTGGCCGATGGTTCAGGCCGCGCTGGACAAGCCGTGGTGGACGCGCCGCCGCCGTGTGGTGCTCCTCGTCGCGGTCGCTCTCGTCTCGACTGCGGCCGTGTGGCTCTCCGGAGCGTACCCGGCGACGTGGCGTCTGCTGGTCACGCAGATGAGCGTGTTCCTGGGCGTCGCGTGGAGCGTTTTCCAGGTGCTCTCGGCGATCCGTATTAACGGCGTGTCCGTCATTGACTGGGTCGGAGCTGTGACGCCCGGCGGCGATTCCGTCGAGGAGGTTCGCGCCGCAGCTGTGTCTAATCCTTCGCCCCGGGTAGTTGACGGGGCCGAGCTGGCCAGCCGTGACTGAGCTCCTTGCTGACCCGAAGGTAACAGACGCTCTGGCTGCGCTCGTCGTCGCGGTCCTCGTCGCGATGACAGGTGTCGTCGCACTGGTCGCGAGCCAGGTGCGCCGCTGGCTCGAAGCCAAGTTTGCGCACGTCCTTGAGGGTGTCGAGGAGGCCCGCGCTGCCGCCTGCTCGGCGGACGCGCAGGTCTCGAACGACCACGCGACCAACATCCGGGACGACCTGGATCGCGCTATCGAGACCGTGCATGCGGTCTCGGATCAGATCGGCGAGCTGACCGGCCACGTCGGGACGCTCGCCGATCAGCTGGGCCGCGTCGAAACAACGCTCAGTAACCACGGGAAGAGCCTCGAAGCTGTCGAAAGCCGCGTCGGTCGGATTGACGAGCGCGGCGGTCGCATGGCCGAGGAGCTCCACGACGAGAGGGTCGCCCGTGAGGCGGCGCAGAGAACAATTGATGAGCACTCGCATGACGCGCACGCGCGCCTGCACGAGCGGCTCGACAGACTCGAAGAGAGGATGAACGACCAGTGACGAGCACCATTACTGGTGCTGTCGGCAGGCTTGACGGCGCTCCCGAGCCGCAGGCCTACATCGTCGCGACGCTCGCGGGGACAGGTGAGAATCTCGCTGTCCTCGCGGGCGGGCCGGTCGACCGACAGGCCGACGTGGCGGGCGTGGTCCACACGAGTGATCTCACGGGCCTGGCGTGTCCAAGGACGGCTCCGACGGCCAGCAGGTCGCGGTACCGGTGTACATGGCGATGCCACAGCAGTGTCGGAGGGTGTGGCCGGTCCAGCCAGCTGGGGGTGAACGCTCTAGCCGCTTCGAGACGTAGCCAGCCGATAGGTGCCCGCCAGATCGACCAGGGGGACCGGGACGCTTTCAGCCGCAGTCAACGCGCCAGGTACGCGGGCTATTAGGAGGAGGGGAGTGTGACCCCATGCTGGCATAGTGTGACACGCAATACATCTAAAAGGGGGCATCGGGGTTGACATGCCCTCGCTAGTTATATATATTTATATACATCAGGAAGCCACGAGGGCAAGCCTGAAACCCGCTCGGAAGGAGCACACAATGACTATTCACACCGCTGCTGATCTCGCCGCCATCATCGAGAAGACGGGTGAAGAGGCTCGCTACGCGACTATCGCGGATGCTGTCGCTGCGTTGGAGCAGTTCCTGGACGCGACCGAGTACGACCTGGAGGCGATTGCTTCCGAGGCGTGCGACTGGTACCGGGCCTACGATCCCGAGCAGAACTTGGAGTACCTGCACGAGCAGGGCTTCTACTTCACAGTCGCCGGGGATGATTTCTGGGCGATCGTCGCCGAGAACAAGCGTGAGGGCGAGGTGACCGAGGACTGAGGCACAGGAGAGGGGCGCCCCATGTGGGGCGTCCCTCCTTCCTTGTTTCTCCTCCGAATTATGGACTACATCGGTCTTCATCTCGCCCGATTGAGCGGGCGTACCCGTGAAAATCGCGGGTATCTCCTCTCCCTGTGGGCAAGGTATCTCGCTGAGCGGGACGCTGATCTCATCAGCGCGTCGCGTCAGGATATCGAGGAGTGGATCGCCCGCCGCCGGGACGCGGGGATCAGCGGGCGCACGATCCGCAGCGACCTGTCTCACCTGCGGGTCTGGTACAGGTGGCTCGTGGAGGTGGGTGCGCGCGGTGATGACCCAACGGTCCTCATCCGCGCTCCGCGCGTGGGGATCACCGCCAGGCCGTGGCTGGGACGCGAGGATGCGGCCCGTCTCCTGGATGCGTCCCTCACGTGGGAGGGCGGCGAGCTCGCCGCCCAGGTTCACCTCTGGCTCCTGAGCGGGCTGCGCCCTGGTGAGCCACGGGGCCTGCGCGTCACCGATCTTGGGACGCGCGACCAGGCGGTCACCCTGGCAGTGTCCGCGACAAAAACCCCGGGGCGGGAGATAATCACCCTCCCGCCCTCCACGGCCGGTATCCTGGCGCGGCATGCCGAGGAGCGCACGCTCGGGCCGCTGCTCTGCAACCCGCGCACCGGCCAGGCGTGGACCAAAGCGTGCGAGCGCGCGCGCTTCCAGAGGCTCCTGCGCGCGGCCGGCGTGCCCGGGTGCACGCCGTACGGGCTGCGTGTATCGATGATCACCCTAGCCCTGGCGGCCGGGGTGAGCGAGCGCGACGTATCGATCGCAGCCAGGCACACCTCCAGTGCGCAGACCGCGCACTATGATCGCCTGCGCACCCACGCGGAGCGTCCCGTTGCCCCGCAGCTAGAAGCATGGCTCCAGCAAAAAGAGGGAGTGTGATATATTCCAATAAACAAAAGGAGGTAGGACGTGGCCGTTTTTGAGTCGATCGACCTGTTCGTCCGCAGGATCGGCCTGGGGCTGTCGCAGCGCGAGCTCGGGTCGCTGTTGACCCCGCCGACTACGCAGATTGTGGTGTCCCATTGGGAGACTGGGACCCATAGCCCCAGGGATCCGCTCAGCATCGACATGGCGCTGAGCGAGTACGAGGGTAGGTTTGTCTCACTCGTCGACGAGCTGCTGTCCGTGGCAGAGGATGAGAAGAAGCTCGTCGACTCCTCAAGTGTCGTGTACCCCATGTACGCGACGCAGGCCGAGTACGAGGCGCACTGCCCGCATGCTCAGGCTATCCCATGCCTGAGCATGTACCGTCTGGCGGTCGCCCAGGCCGCCATGATAGTGCGTAACGAAGGACAGGAGCCGCGCGTCGAGCTCGTCGGTTAGGCGTGCGGAAGGCCCCCACCCACCGGATTCCGGTGGGTGGGGGCCTTCCTTGCGTTATCAGAATACCTCGATGCCTCCAGCGATCTGCGCAGGGTTAGACTAGCACGGCCGCGTCCATCCTCGCTGTCAGCGCTGCATCGCGCTCGCGGGTCGCGTGCTGATACCTGAGCGCGACGTCTACGTCGCTGTGCCCGCCTCGGTGGAGGAGCTCGGCAAGAGTGGCGCCCTGTTGAGCAAAAATTGTTAGGCCCGTATGCCGGAGGTCGTGGAACTTGAACCAGGGGATGCCTGCAGCGTCGCGCGCTTTCTCCCACGCCGCCCTCAGAGAATTGGGATGGATTGGCAGGCCCCGGGTGCTCTCGGGGTGCAGGAGCCAGGATGTGGGCGCGGCATCTACATGCGCGTCGAGGTGCGCGCGCAGCGCGGGCACGAGGGAGGCGGGGATGACGATGTCGCGGACACCAGCCGAGCTTTTTGGAGGAGTCTCGACGGGGCCGATGCCAGCCAGGTACTGCACCTGCCGCTCAATCCGCAGGGTCGGCGGCGTGGCGTCGAGGTCGAGGTCGCGGCGTTGTAGGCCGATTGCCTCGCCGAGTCGGGTCTGGCACCATGCCGCGAGGAGCACGGCGACGCGCAATCGAGGGGGCATGGCGTTCGCCGCGGCCTGAACCTCCTCGGGCGTCGCCACTTGACGCTCGAGATCCCGAGTCGGCACATGCTTCTGTCCCTCCGGCACCTGGCAGGGCGTCGTCTCGATATGCCCAGCTTTGACCGCAGCGCTCATGCAAGCGGAGAGGGTCATGTAGACGGGACGGGCGACACCAGCGCCGCGCTCATCCCACACGCGCTTGTACCACTGGGCGACGTCATCGGCGGTAATCGACGCAAGCGGCAGCCCCCCGAACACCTTGACGAGCTTCCGCATACGGTACGTGTGAGTCTGGATTGTTTTCGGCGTCCGCCCGAGACGCTCGAGCGACGAAAGCCACTGCGCAGACCACTCGCCAAACGTCAGGACGGCCCGCTCAATCGCTCGCGCCTCGGCCCGCTCGCGCTCGCGGGCTTCCTTGGGGCTGGTCCAGGTGCCCTCGCTGATCTCGGCCTCGGTGCGGGCGAGGAAGGCACTGGCGTCGCCCTTGCGGACGAAAGAGTGTCCGGCAGTGTACTTGCCTCCGTCGGGTCCGGTGTAGCGGGCCTCGTACCTGCCCGCGCGGTTTTTGCGGATCGAGCCAAACGTTCGGCGGCCGCTCATGTGTCCTCCTCCATGTCGAGTGGCGCAGGATCTTTTTCCACTGCATGCGCCACGCCTGCGCCACTATCGATGGTACATCCTGATACATCCTGATACATGCGCCCGGGGCAGTGGGCGGGTGGAAATTGTTGCAAGCGCAGTAAAAACCCCGGAATCTCAATGAGATTCCGGGGTGTAGGGTGGAGATGGGGGGAATCGAACCCCCGTCCAGCAGCCGGCCCCGAATTCTTCTCCGAGCGCAGTCTACGGTTTTATTTCTCAGCCCCCAGCATTGCG